TTGATTTGTCCGGGTGAACCTCCGGAAGAGCCACCGTATAAATCTGATACTGATTTATATTTTGACTTTCTTGATATGGATAATCCTTTTGATTTTGATGCTGCATCATATTTGCCAGTTATTCCTCAAACTCAGTGTACTTACGAAATTCATCGCACGTTTAATGTTCCTTTTCTTGGCGTTAAGAATTTTGATTTTGCGCCATGTGTCCCCTTGCAGCCTTTGCGTACTGTTTTACAGTGGGCTTTTGCGGTTATAACGGCCTGGACATGTTTTATGATTATTTTTAGGAGTAGTTTTTAATGTATGTTTTATATGGTTTATTGATTAATTTCCTTGTTAAGATTTTTGGTCGTACATTTTTGCATGCTGCTTTTAAGATAGCGATTACAACGATGTTTATAACACTTGTTGTATCGGCTCTTTTAGCTTATGTAGAAGCTTTTGTTGGTATTGTTGAGGGCATATCTCAGACTGTTCCGGAAATTGTTAGTGGTGTATGGGGTTGGGTTATGCCTCCTAATACTAATATTTGTGTTTTAGCCATTTTTTCATCAATTATGCTGCGCTTTATGACTAAGCAATATTTATTACTTATGAATAAGCGCTTCTTAGCTGCTATATCTAACTGATGCCTGGCTGGATAATACAAGGCGTCCGTGGTGAGGGTAAAAGTCTTGCTGCTGTCGGTAAAATTAAACAATACATGATGCGTGGCAGGCCCGTTGCCACAAATCTTGATTTGTATCTTGAAAAATTTTTGCCTGCTGATAATGCAACCATTGCTTATCGTTTGCCTGATCATCCAAGGCTTCAAGATTTTCAGATGTTACCGCCGGCTTATGATCCAAAGTATAAAGCCGAAGATATGAATGGCTTATTGGTTCTGGATGAATTAGGCACCTGGTTAAATTCTCGCAATTGGAATCAGAAAGATCGGCTTTCCATGTTGAATTGGCTTTTTTTAAGTCGTAAGGATCACTGGGATATTATTTTACTTGCCCAAGATCATGAAATGATTGATGCCCAAGTGCGTACAACGCTTTGTGATTATTTAGTACAAGCTTCTCGTCTTGATCGGCAAAAAATTCCGTATCTTGCGCCGATATTAGGCTGGTTAGGTTTTAACCAATTCATGCCTAGAATACATCGTTATCATGTTTATTATGGTCTTTCGTTAAATCAGCCTCCGGTGGAGTCCTGGACGTTTACCGGTCGTGATTTTTATGATGGTTACGATACTAATCAGCGGTTTCGCGATGGTATGGAAGCGTTAGCCGGTACGCTTGTTGATATGCGGGCGACTTACAGTTATCTGCCTGCATGTTATCTTACTCGGCATATTTTTATAGCACGGCTGCAAAAGCAAATTGAACAGCTTAAACATCCTTTACAAACAAAACAGGAAAGTGACCTCATGGCCACAAAAACAAAATTGGGCGATGCGCCTCAAGTTAAGATTATCTTGCTATCTATTGGCTTAGTAGTTTTTCTTCTTTGGCGTTTTTTTTCTGGTGGTTTCGATACTTCGAAATTAGGTAGTTCAACACGATCCTCGATACAACCGGCCGTATTGAGTCAACCGGAAAATAAATTTGCACAACAGCATCCGGTAACGCAAATAGATGTTGCTGAACAACCTGTTCAGTCAGTTGTTTATGTAGCGCATCAAACATCGGAAATAGTTGATTATTTGCTTAAAAAATATCGTCCAAGGCTTTCTACTACGGCTTATTCGCCTCTTACGGGATTTGTTGGCACTATTGATTTTTATGATGGTTTCGATCTCGTGGAAACTTTTAGTATTAAAGAGTTGCATGCTCTTGGCGTTACCTTGCTGCGTAAGCCTTATGGTGTTGATCTACTTTATGACGGTAAGTCGTATATCGTATCGTCTTGGAAGCTTAAAACCATGCCTGCTCCGGTTCCTTCTCAAGTTTTAGCATCTTCAAATGTTTCAAAGCACCAGTCTGATTCCTTAACTGATGAGCTTTATCTATCACCTAAATAACTGGTTTGTTAGGCTGATTATTTTTCAATAGTGAACAATAATCAGCCTTTTTTGATTTTTTGGCGTTCGATCATTGCGGATTTCACAAAAAGCCGGTTTATCGTAACGTTAAGCTGGTTTTTTTATGTTTGGTGGTCGGCGCTGGTCTTTCTATTATTCAACAGTTTTTTCTTCAGTATTTATTTCACTTATTGGCTTAGGTTTTTTTGTCTGGCCAGGTCTTTTTTTTGTTTGACTAGATTCGGCATTTTTTTCGTAAACTTCCAGTTTTCCCGATAGCCTTGCGGCGTACTCGCCGGCTTCTTTGCATTCGTTTTTGCAGTTCTTTACTTCGTTTCTTAGTGATTCTAAGCTATTGGCCTGTTGATCAAGTGCTATTTGTTGTCTGCCGATTTGCAGCTCTAAAGATTTATTGGTTTTTTCAAAAAGTTTTATTGATTTTTGGGTTTCATCGAGCATGCGCTTTAGTTCTTCTTTTTCTATTTTATTTCTTTCTTCGATTATTTTGCTGTTTTTGCATTCGTTATCGTAAACCGCTTTTTCTTTAGTTGCCTGATTCAGTGATTGGGTAAGGTTTTTAACATCGGCTTCAAGTTCTTTGATGTTTTTGTCTTTATCGGTAATGATGCTTTTCAACTCATCGAGGAGGTTTTCTAATGCTTCAATTTGTTTTGCTTGCACATCTGAAAATTCCATAGCTTCATTAACGCGTACTTTTGCTTCTGCTTCGGCTTTCACCAAAGCTGAGCGTTGACTTTCAATTTCGTTATTTGCCAATGTGCGAGCATCCGCCCATATTTTTTTAATTAACAGATCGCCGGTTGCTCCGATTTCACGTGGTACTTCGACTAGGGCAGGGGGCAATGCTTCCGGTTCTTCTTGGTTACTTGAGAAGCTATTCATGAATTTAGTAATAGTTGTCAATGACCCTCGGTCCAGTACGCGTAACAACTTTAAAGCGGTAGGCTTATCGCCTTCATTAAACATAGCTTCCATTGCGGTATGAACATCGATTTCTGTTAAACGGTTGGCTTTTGTATTCATTTTAATTACTCGGTTTCGTTAAAAGACCGCTTATTATTTCATGGAGTAACTGTAATGTCAAGTAATTATGATAATTATCATAATATGTAATATCATAATATCGTATTACAGTAATTACGTATTATCATAATTACTTGAATATTTCATTAATCAATGTATAATATAAATTCCATTACAGGAGAGCACTATGATTGCTATACACAATGACCTTGAAATACAAATAGTTAATTGCGCATTATCTTGTGATAAAACACCGCAAGACTTTTTAAAACAATTGATCAATGACTATCAGCAAGACCGTAATGATTATTTACTTGCTGAACAGCTCTATCAGGAATTTATTGCCAGTGGTGAGTCAACCATCAGTTTTGACCAGGTCATGAAAGAAAATGGCCTATAAAGTCGAATTTACGCCAAAATCAGCGAAGCAATTTTCAAAGCTTGATAAAGCCATACAGCAGCGCATTCAAGCCTTCATACGCCGATTACAGGCATTAGAAGAGCCTAAAAGCATAGGTAAGCCATTAATTGGCAACTTGGCGGGAATGTGGCGTTATCGAGTTGGTGATTACAGGCTACTATCCAAGATTGAAGCCGATAGATTAATAATCTTGCTGGTATCCATAGAACACAGATCGTCGGCGTATGACTAATTGCGCCTTGAATTATCAATTTGAGTAATGGCGGCAGGGATGCCGCCAATGCCGCGCGAAAAAGCTATCAGGAGACACGAAATATTGAAACGCGGCATATGAAGCCGGTCACAGGAGTTTTTTAGCACGTACGGCTTTTATCGGCGAAACCGGGATTGTTAATTTGGGCTGCGCTCAGGATTGGAATGAGCGCGGTCGGTATCATGATATAGACTAGCTGTGCTACGCTCATTCCACCTAAATAACTGGGCGGTTGCTCCTGGAGACGCAT